ACAAGGCCACCGCTACACCCTAGGCGAAAGATCAGTTATCGCCATGCAATCCGGCGTAGTGGTGGAAGTGAGGGAGATTGACCAGTCCGAGGCTTACCCCCTGGGCGCTGCGATTACGGTCAAGGCATCGTGGTTGAAGCCTGAACGGATGGTTTATTTTCATGGTGAGGTGCCAGCGTGAGCGAATCACTGTCAATCGAACTGCATTCACGCCAGCAAGCATGGGCCGCAATCAAGGCCCAGGTGTTCCCATTTCTGACAGCTTCAATGCAAGCCTCAAAGCGGTTTATCCTGACAATCAAGCCAGAAACCCGTAGCCAGTCACAAAACCGCCTGATGTGGCCGATACTGACGGAATTCAGCAAACAGCTTGACTGGCCTATCAACGGGCACATGGTCAAGATGGAGCCGGATGATTGGAAAGATGTTCTTACCGCTGCATTCAAGCGTGAAACCGTGCGCCTAGCTATGGGCTTGGATGGCGGTGTCGTGATGTTGGGCCAGCGGACAAGCAAGTTCACTAAGGCTGAGTTTTCGGAATGGATTGAATTCCTTTATGCAACGGCTGCGGCCAGGGGCGTGAAGTTGCCAGCTTGGAAGGGTGACGAATGAAACCATGCAAGCAATGCGGCTCTCAGTTCCAGCCCGTTCGCCCACTACAGGCCGTGTGCAGTCCGATATGCGCATCTAGGCTAGTCAAGGCTGCGAAGAAGGAAGAAACCGAGCGCACCAAGGCGCGGAAGGCTGCAATCAAAAGCCGGGCAGATTGGGCGCGAGAGGCGCAAGCAGCATTTAACGCATGGGTAAGGGCTAATGAAGCCGATATGCCTTGCATAAGCTGCCAGAGACACCACGCAGGCCAGTATCATGCGGGGCACTACCTAAGCCGGGGCGCACGTCCTGAACTTGCCTATGAGCCGGATAACTGCCATAAGCAATGTGCACCATGCAATACGCACCTATCGGGAAACGTGGCTTTATACCGTGTCAATCTGGTAAAGCTGATAGGGCTAGATCGCGTGGAATGGTTGGAAGGCCCACACCCGGCAAAGCATTACAGCATTGATGATTTGATTGAGATTAAGCAGACTTACAAACGCAAGCTAAAGGAATTACAGGGATGAAAGACACAGAGCAGGAAGTATGCAAAAACATCCTTGATCGCCAGCAACTTGGAATTAAGAAGTACGGCCGGACGGTAGCAGGAAACCCGCTAACAGATCGCCAATGGTTGCAACACGCATATGAGGAAGCGCTAGACCTCGCCATTTACCTCAAAAGATTGATGCAGGAAATGGATTCCAAGTATTCTGCAAAAAATGAGCAAAAACCCGATTGAAGCGGTAAAATGTAAGTTATCCACAAGGAGCTACACATGGCATTCACTGAAGCCCAACTGCAAGCCGAATTCACCACTGACGGCGCAGGCGCAAAGATCACCCAATTCCTGAACGCAGGAACTAGCACTGACGTTTATGTGCAAAACCTGAATGGCACTACATCCGAAAAATCAGGATGGACGCAAGTAGCCCAGACCAACACGGCAGCGCAGGCAGCGGCATTGATTCGCACTAATCTGACTTCGCGGTAAAGCATAAAGCGTGCCATAATTACCTTATACGTCAACACGTAGAGGCAAAATCATGGTAAATAAAATAGAGAGCGGAAACTCTGAGAACCTGACCAACAAAGGCAGGGGTCGCCCCAAGGGGGCAGTAAACAAGGCCACAAGGCAGTTTAGAGACACTGTTAATGCATTGCTAGAGGGTAATGCTGATAACGTCTCTGAATGGCTGCATACCGTTGCGTATGGCGATGGCGACCAATTGAAACCAGACCCCAAGGGAGCGCTTGATATTCTGTCCAAGCTGGCAGAGTTCGCTACACCTAAGCTGGCACGCCAAGAGCACACCGGGAAAGATGGCGAAGATTTAAGCCTCACGATCAAATGGGCTGAATGACCGTAATCACGATACCCTACACGCCGCGCAAGGCTTTCCAGCCATTACACAAGCGCAAACAAAGATGGGCGGTTGTTGTTGCCCACCGTAGGGCGGGAAAAACAGTGTCGTGCGTGAATGAGTTGGTTAAGGCCGCTCTGACATTCAAAGGCAATGACGGGCGGTTTGCCTACGTTGCCCCGTTCTATTCGCAGGCAAAGGCCGTGGCTTGGGATTATCTCAAGCGGTACAGTGCTCCAGTCCCTGGAATCAACATCAATGAATCAGAACTGCGGATAACTTACCCGAACGGGTGTTCTATCCGGCTATTCGGCGCTGATAACGCGGATGCTCTGCGGGGCCTCTATTTTGACGGACTCGTAGCCGACGAATATGGGGACTGGAAACCCAGCGTCTGGGGTTACATCATCCGGCCTGCACTCGCTGATAGGCAGGGTTGGGCGGTAATCATTGGAACCCCCAAGGGAAGAAATCAGTTTTGGGAGATTTACGAGCACGCCAAAGTCAACCCAGAGTGGTTGGCACTGAGCATCAAGGCGAGTGAATCCGGCCTATTGCCTGAATCCGAATTGAACGCCTTGCGCCTTGAACTGACCGAGGATGCTTGGCGGCAGGAGATGGAATGCGACTTTGACGCGGCATTGCCAGGTGCGATCTACGGCAAAGAGCTATGGTTAGCTGAACAACAGGGCCGAATCAAGCCTGACCTGTACGACCAAAGCCTGAAAACCCATGCGGTGCTTGACTTGGGATACAGCGACGACACGGCGATCTGGTGGTTTCAGGGTGGAAAAGAGCTACGCTTGATTGACTGCTACGCCACCCACGGTATGCCGATTGCCCACTATCACGAGGTTTTGAAGTCCAAGCCCTACAAATACGGTGACTGGCTATGGCTCCCCCATGATGCACGGGCCAAGAGCCTGCAAACCGGGCGAAGTATCGAGGAGCAATTCAGGGGCATGGGCTGGAAACCACGTATCACGCCTGAGCTTGGATTGATTGACGGCATTCAAGCCTCCCGCTTGACATTGGCAGACTGCTACTTTGATACCAAATGCGTGGATGGACTGAATGCTGCCTCAATGTCAAACGAAGTAGTCGCTGTTCCCCACAATGGGAAGAACGCATAAGTACCGTAAGTTAATCCGGTGGTGACTGTGGTAATACCTCCGCTATTAGTAGACCAAGCTCCAGCAGTATTAGCTGCTGCCATAGTGACGTTGGCTAGTGTATGCTTTCCAGTGTTTTGTGCCGTGTAGTTATACGCCTCCTCGTCTAGGAAAGTGTCCAAACTTACTCGGCCACGGAAATCGTCGTCAACTTCGCGGGACATCAGGTATGGATTACCAGTGATATTAGCGACAGTACAGATGACAACCGTAACTGGGTAATCACATATACTGTTACGGCGGAGCGAACGCCTAACCAGGAGGATACCTGTCTGACAGCTAACTTGCCTGACCTGTACGGATGCTATGGCGATAGCCTTAATCGCGTGCTGGCGCAATACGCTTATGACCAGACGCACTTTCCGCGTATATGGGACCCGATGCAATGAAAAAACTTCCTGGTGAGAAGTATTATATTTGGCGGATATTCCGCGACCACGTTGCATTCTGGGGCTTTGATAATGCCTATCGAGCACTGCGTAAGAGGATGGGTAAATGAGCGAAGATAGCGTACTCGCAGCCTACAAGCTAAAGCTGGCCTCGAATCCAGAGGGCGAGATTGGCTACCAGACCGTCGAGATAACGCATTCGCTACTTAGTAAGCGCTATCTCATCGTGATGGGTAATGAACCACTCACTGCCACGCTGGAGACTGGTGAGGTTGTCACTTTCGAGCCTTCAGCTATGGAGGTCAAGTCTGCGTCAAACAATAACACAATGGACCAACAGGCGGCCTACACACTCCCTGATGTTGGAAATCTGCTTGATGATGAGATGGACAGAATCCCACTCGGCAATACTGAGTGGCCATTATTCACCTTCCGCGCATTCGTGAGCACAGATTTATCCTATCCTTGCAACGGCCCAGTGTCGTATGACCTTCAGGCGCTATCCCAGAGCAAGGGCGTGTTTACTGCGGATGTTGGCGTGCCAAGGCTGAATGAGAGGCCTACTGGCATTCTCATGTCGCCGGACGTTATTCCGTTAATTCGTGGACTGCTGTCATGAACATAAACGACTACACCGGATTGCCGTATGATTTCAGGCGCTACAATTGCTGGACGCACTCCAGAGCGGTGCGCCGCGATGCAGGAATAGACACTCCAGAGTTTGACGTTGTAAGTCCTGCGAAGATAGCCGACGCATTCGACGCTGGTCATGCTGACACAAAGGGGCTTCAGCGTGTCTGTGAGCCTCGCAATATGGATGTGGTGCTGATGGGGTATCGTCATGCTGGTCGCATCATATGGCACGCTGGAGTGTATTTTGACGGCATGGTTAGCCATTGCGAGCGAGTGTCTCGGCAGGTTAAGCTTGAATCACTGGCAGACATCAAAGAAAAATACCCGGAGACAGAGTTCTGGAGATGAAAACACATCACTTATTCAGGAATGAAACCGGCGGATTCGACCGGTTAACATACCGCAGCGCACCAATGGTTGTCACCGGCAGTGAACTCAACTGGCTGAGAAAGTGTTAATGCCAGGCCATTAACGGCAATTACGTATCCGTCGAAAGGCGCAACACGTGACCCTTTGACAACGCTTATCGGCCTTCCTGGTACGGCAAAGATACCCTCTTCCATCGCCGTAAACTCAACTGAAATCTTGTTCAACGTGTTCTTTTGGTATCTTCGCCACGCCTGCCAGTAAGCCTGCTGATAGTTGCGTATTCCCTTTGAGTCATATGTGTCAACATTGACGCCGCCAGTATCTGGAATAGTGATAGTCTCTTTAACGTTTGTATCTGGGTCAATGTAGCTAAACTTAACGGCATCATAGGCGCTCTTGTCGTTAAAGGTGCGCGTCCATTTCTCGCCGCTGGCGCTCTTACTGCGGTGGGTGAAGACCATCTCAGGGCCGGTTCGCGGACGCTCGAAGTCCAGGAGAATACTGTGCCACTTTCGGTAAGGAAGGCAAAAAATAGCTGTAGCAATCGTTTCAATAATTTCCTGCGTCGTCGTCTCGTAGGAGTCGAACGTGTAGCAGAACTGACCGGCTAGCGCGGACCCGAAATAGGATTCGACTTCGTCCTGGGTAGCGAGGAGTTTATCCATGTTAGCCGCAGTGAGATTCAGGTTGCCAACTACCGGATCGCGCAGCAGTCGAATAAGAGACTGAACCGCAGATGTGTTTGCCGTCAGGTTAGTGTCAAATACGCCTCCGCCAAGATATTTGTAAACCATCTCAGTGACTATTAATGCCAGCTTCGGTGACTTGATGGACGTTGCTCGCGCGGTTTCCTTCCTTGCGGTGTGTATCGTTGTTCTGTTGCCATAATCGTGCGTGCTGTCCTGAATCTGTCCATACAGCGCATCGTACTTAACTTCGTCCACTACGGTGCCATCGAAATCAAAGTCGGCTTCTGTTACCCTGCGCATACGCACGCGCACGCGAGAAGCAAACGGAAGCAAGCCAATGATGCTCACCCCAGTTGCATCTGTTGACCGCCCTGACACGACACCTTGCGCGGTGTAAATATCTCCGTATGCGTTACCTGCTGAATCAAGCAACTGGAACTGCATTTCAACGGTGACTGATGCCGGTTTCTTGTTGCTACTGCCACTATCTTTGTACATGCCATTCGGCGCGCTAATGTTAACCATCAGGCGCTCTGGCTGGATGGTGGTAATTGACACCCAATCGGTAAGGCTGGCGGTGTAAGTGTCGCCCGGTGATATAAGTGCGTCAGGGTCGTCGTCACCGATTACCAGTAGTGGTATTTCGACACCCTCGGTCCCCATGTTGGTCCATGGCGTTAAGTTTGCCGAAATATCGACGGTGATATCGACGTCGCTAACAGCCAGGACTGGATAAGTGCCGGATAAATCGTAATCCGTGGCGCTTATGTCCGGATCGGCAATGATGTGCGTGAATGTCGCCATGTCGCCTACCCGGATGAAGTCAGAGAATCCCGCATCGCCGGATGGGTCTGTTACTGTTCCGGCTGTTCCGTTTCTGCGAGCTGTTGCACCAACGTTATTCAGATTGGCATTGATATCATTTGGTGCCTTTAGCGTCTCTCCGTCCACTTCGCTGGATGAGAAGGTGATAAATAGCGGTTCGGTAATTGCATCACCAATCATTGTTTGCGGAGCATCTCCGCTATTTGGTGATGTGTATGGCGCATACACGGCAGCGGATGAACCGGATATTTCTGAAAGCAGCGTATCGCCATCCGTGATGCCGTCAGCAGGCGTGAGTAACGGCCCACGACCAACATCGTAATAACCGTACTCCACAATGCGACCGGCAGCATTGTACTTCTGGTACACAGTCATCAGATTGTTGGGAATGCTCTGAACCGTCCCGCAAATATCGTAGGTACGCTCATACGGGCGAGATTTGTTTGTGCGGTCCGTCAGGCTATTGTTCGGGCTTTCGGCCTGTTGGTTAGCCAGGCTGCTTGATGATGCATTGCTGGTCGGAGAAATCAGTTTCATGATGTACTTTGTGACGCCTAGCGGGTCGAGCAGCTTCTTGATAAACCCGCCACCGCCGCCGGCAGACTCAACAATGAAGAACTCAGCATCTTCCTTTAACGCCTCAAAGTCCTCTGTCACATCGTTATCGTCGCCGATTGAGTCGATATAAATTTTAAACGGCGTGCCATCTGGAATATTTGCGATGACAAAATCCATTGGTGCGATCCGGTATGTTAACCGGTCGAATCCGCCGCTTTCATTCCTGAATAAGTGATGTGTTTTCATCTCCAGAACTCTGTCTCCGGGTATTTTTCTTTGATGTCTTCCAGTGATTCAAGCTTAACCTGCCGAGACACTCACTCGCAATGGCTAACCATGCCGTCAAAATACACTCCAGC